ACTATCTCCACTGCACCCAAGCCATCTGTGGCAGTGACTTGAATTACAATTTGTCCAATGTCGGATGCACTAAAATATCTATTGGCAACATTGGGTGGGAATCCGTTAGCTTTGTAAAAACCAATATTGCCCACTAGTTGTACTTCGGCGTTGCCCTTGGTGGCCAATACCATGTTTTGATTTATGTTGACCAAAGTCAACAAATTGGCATTTGCTGTGAAGTCACCAAAACTAAATGCAAGTCCGGCTGTGTTGATGGTTAAAGTTCCGTCGTTTGAAACATTGGCACCGGGGCCAGCTTTGATGCCACCGATTCGTGCCACAGTTGCCGGACTTATATTTCCAGCAACTATAAGTTCGCCGTTGATATTACCAGAATTGGCATTAATTGCATTAAAACTTGTGGTAAGACCAGATCCCAAATTTATGGGAATTCCGCCTGCGGTGTTGCCATCACTTCGATAAATGGCATTGGTAGTAGGATCCCACCAAAGGCGATCTGTTTGGCCGACATAACTTGCTGAATTGGCGTTGTTGTCTCGACTAGTAAAAAAATTTTGTATAGTCATTGACTAATCCTTAAACATCCAACGGCTCTTCGGTGCCTGCTTCGTCGGTGACCACGGGATTAATACCTGAAAGTTTTTTAATTTGGGATAACTCGTCTTGGCCTTGATCGTCATAGATATTGTCGACATTGACTGCTTTCTTCAACAGCTCTAACTTGGCCTGCAACGGGGCTACAAAAATATTACCAGTTTCTGATTTGTCGTCTAATTCGGGTTCGACCTGATGTAATTTGCCGGAAGCTGTGATGTCTATTTCAGGTGCTGCATTTGATCCACCAAATGCACTTAGTAGGTCGGCTGCGGCTTGTATAAATTCATGTGATTTCATATGTTAAATCTCAATTTATGCTGTTTGAATTGCGGTTACAGAGAATGTCAATGTAGCTGTTATATTGCTGCCAATACCAGCCGCTGTGGACAGCACAATGTTTCCGCTGTTTACTGTGGTTACAGTTGGATTGCCTCTGATATTGCCGCCAGTTACATACATGCCTGAAACAATACCAAGGCCGGTAGTAGATCCAACAATAGTAGCATTGCTGGTGGTCATTGTAAACACGCCGTTTAGCACGTTTTGATTCATTGCGCTCTGATAAACAGTACCGCATTCTGTTACTGTGATGGCAGTATTGACACCTGAAACTGGCAAGACTGAAATTCTATTTCCAATACCAGTCATGTTTATGTATGTGGGAAAGTTTGCAGGAATCAATGCGCCCACATTGGCGGTCAATGTTGCTGGTGCATTGATAGCATAAACACAGGCTGCGTTTGCTACCACTTTGACTTTGGTGCTGTTAATTGTGTTGGTGTTCCCGGCCACATTGGCTGCTGTTGCGGTAACTATTGTATATGATGCCATATCTGAATCCTGTTTATATGTTATTTATTTAAAGTTGTAGTTTGGTGTATTCAGTAGGTATACCCGTTTTGCACGGAGCTTTTTTAGGACAGCGTTATGTTGGCCCATTTTGTGCCATTATACACCTGTATGTTTCCAGTAGTGAAATTAAACACTGTCATTCCGGTTGATGTTGGAGTTATTGCATTTATTTGTGTGGTGGTCAAATTGGCGAATTTTATCACGCTGGTAGCTGATATAGAGTTGGCGGTGATATTACCAGCACTGATATTGCCTGTTGATGTAGTTAGGTATGCGGCCACATTGGTATTGCTGTAATTGGGCAAGGCATATCCGCCAGCAGTCACGCCATCATGCACCACCAATGTATAATTAGTGGTGTTAACGGTAATTTCGCCCTGTGCGCCAGTGTAGGTTGAATTTTGTGCAGTATTGCCGCGTTTCCATTGTACTGTTTTACTCATTATATATTCCCAAAATCGTAGATAGCACTTTCTGTGCTGTCATTAATAGTGCCCAGATCCAGAGCCACAGGTTCCGCGACTGGATAGGCCGCAGAACTGACCATTATTTGTCCCGCGGCGCCGTAGTTATCGTCCACATAGGCTGCAATGTTGGCAGTGCCATTGTTTATTTTTACATTGTAATTGTATTGTTCCGCAGTCAATTGAACCATGTTCAAACTGGAAATAGTCACAGTTCCCAGTCCTGCATTGGCATTTACTATGGTCACATTGGTACTCAGTACTGTGGTTGCATTGGCAAAAACATAGTCTTCCACCATGTTAAAAGTCAAATTGAAACCCGTGATATTAACTGGTTTCTGATCGGCGTTTTGTACCTTGATCTTGAGGATATTATCTATCCCTTTGTAAATTTGTAAGGTGTTTGTGTACACTACTCGGTTCCTTTGCATGATCTCGGGATCTACATCGTATTGCACCAATACGGAATTATCGTAGATGTAAGAATTTATCTGTTGCATCAAGTATTTAGCACAATACCATATTCAAAACCTTGAAATTTTTCGGTTATAAATATCAAGTGGATTACCAAAAACTATTAGACCAATACCCTTTTCTCAGCTATCTGACCTACGGAGGCAACGAATATATTGGAGTGATACAAAATATCGACGATGTTATCACCAGCATATATGATTATGCGGTACTCAAGACAGAGCCACAGAAGCTGCTGTATTTAGAGCTGGGGGAAACATGGTGGTGGGAAAGCAACAGGATGGTACCCATTAACATTTTCCTCAAAGCAGATTGGAATCAGTTCAGGCCCACACTGAAAACCTTCAACAGCAAGGATGTAGAACTGAAATATGGCCCCGCACTGAGCTTGAAAGAGTCAGCTCAGAAGCGCAGCAAACGCCGTAGTATTACCCTAGTTAGACGAGTCGTCTAACAAATTCATATGCACCACTACCAAGTGGCTGTAACTTATTGAATGGCTTTTTTTGAAATAATAACTGTCGTCCGCAGGTCTTTCCCACACAGTGGCGGCAACTTCGGTCCAGGGCAAGCCAATCAAGTGTCGTTTGGCAGGTCTGATAACTGATAAAAACATGGCCATTCTGGGAATACTATTGACCGCCTGGGGCATTTTGATCAAAGTATCGTAGTGATTGCCAATATGTATTATCTTCTCGCAAAATTCACGCTCGTAGAGTTTAGCCCAGTCTGGCTCCCGTGACATCAGCTCTATCAAATGTGCTTCATCTCGGACTTGATTATAGAGATTCACATTTAAGAAATCCAGTTTTACATAGCCCAAATCTTCTGCTGTATTATAGTCCAAGCTGGCCTGCGCTGCGAACGGATCTTGTGGTATACCTGTAAAGTAAACTCCAGTATTGTGTTTGGTCAATTTACCGTCACGAATAATGCTGGCACCGGTGTGTGGCAACAGTGACAGTATTTGATCTCTGTTGGCAAAATCTATGTCAATGTCACTGGAAAAGCGTTTAAATGTTTGTGTCATGTTGGTAACCACTTTAATGCAAACAGTGAAGCAAAACTTTCTGCCTCACCGTAAAAGGTAAAATTAACTGTATAATCTTCGGGATGGTATGCCCACTCAAAATCTCGCCCGGACAGCAAGCCCTGTTCTTTACACCAGCGGCTCATTTCAATTCCCAGACTTGACGCAGTCCAGCCAGAGGCGCTACTCAATGATTTTGGCGATATACTCACAGTTTTCATAGTGCGGCTGCGGTTAACACCGACTTGACCCATTCACTGTCAGCTAGATAATCTTTGAACTTACGCTGCCAATGGTCTGGATCAATCCAGGGCATTATGATCGCAATCTGCTCTTCATTGAGCGAACTGATGAAGTCAATGCCACTGTCACAATTATAAACAATCCAAGGACTGATACGACCATTTGATATATGATGCACAATGCGATTAGCTGATCCCAGACGAAAATAGTTGTTAAAATTATTCTGTAGTTTGGGTTCGGAATCTGCGTAGTCCTGCATTTCTTTCAGTGCTCGCTCCAGTGCATCTTGAACTGCTTCCTTTTTCAAGTACTCGTGTAGCCATTCTAGATACAGTGCTTCCTTGCACCAATGGTCTATCTTTTTATTATTCTTCAACAACCAATCAGTAAAGCTGGCAGTGTTGACGCATCTAACTCCTACCAGGTGTCGACCAAATTTAACAAAGGCTGTATAATATGGACTGCCAACAAAGTCGTCGTAGTTCTTAGTTTTAGCACTGCCCTGTGAAATTTCGTAAAATCGTAAATACGCCTTCAACCCTAATTGTACGCCTGTTTCTTTTTCTTGCTGATATCTACGCTTGGGCTCGCACATGTGCGCAATCAGCGTACTTTCTTTTACAAAACTTTTCTTACAGTAACGACAAACAAAGCTCAACCCAGATCCTTTTTAATCTCAGAGTCGGACATGCCCATGGTCTTGGCCAAGGCTTTTAACTCTTTGGTATCATTTAGTTCAGCCAACAGTTCAAGTTCATCTGTACGAAGATGCGGGTATAATTTAGTTAAAAACTTGAGGACTTTGGAATTACTGCCTTCTTTCTTTTTACTGGCTTGCCAGTAATGTCGCTGTCGACCCATGTCCGGACTAACAGTGGTACACAACAACCATTGTAGTTTAGGATGCTTGCCCAAGTCAAAGAAATT